TAAAGAGCGTGAGAACAGTTTTAAAGAAACAGACTTTGATAAGAATCCGCAACTGATTCGTCGTTTTGCAATCATGCTAGATGACTGGAAGCTAGGACAGGTATTCCAGTTGGGCAATGCAAACTTTCATCAGTGGCGAGCAGGAGATTGCATAACTTGGGAGTGGCAGGATATTCCTCATGCTACATGTAACATGGGTTGGTGGGATCGCCCCATGCTACAGATTACGGGTTATGTAACAGACAAGACAAATGAGATCCTTAAAGAAGCAAACAAATTCGTGGAGATTGAAATATGAAGAAGTTTTTAACATCAATAGCAGTGTTGGCATTATCAGCAACCGCAGCACTAGCAGACTATAGATTAATTGTACCGCAAGAGCCAGGAGGTGGTACCAGTGTATGGGCAAATGTTATTGCACTACATTTGGAAAAGTCCTTAGGCGAAAAGGTTATTGTAGAACACATTCCAGGCATTAGTGACATTCCTGGATTCAATAAGTTCCATAATGAACTACGCAAAGATCCTAAAGTTATCATGGTTGCACACGGCGGTAATGCTGAATCATTTTTAACAGACAAAGTGGATTATGATTACAAGCATTATGATCCTATTGCACTAGTAAACTTAAACATTATTGTAAGCCGTCGCACAGACTTTGATCCATACAAGGATCACATTAAGTTTGGCAGCACCAGCGGTCGTCGTCCTGACGTTATGGGCATTGTACTATTGGTATGCGGTCCTAAAAAGTCAGTAGAAGAATATATGGCTTGTTACAAAGAAAAGGTTACATTCGTCAAAGGCATGAAGCCAACAGAAGCACGACTAGCAGCACTTCGTGGTGAACTAAATGTCGTTCGTGAAACATTTGTCAGCAATAAAAAGTTTATTGAAGTAGACAAGAACTTCACACCTTGGTTTGAACACGGAGTTCTTGACCTTAAGACTGGCAAGACAGTTAAGGACAAGAACTTCCCTAATGTTCCTACTTTAGAAGAAGCATACAAAGCCAAGTGGGGCAAGGCACCAGAAGGTGATTTTTACAATGCTTACTTGTTAGCCAAAAGCTGGAGAGATGTGCTGCAAAAGAGCTTGTGGGTTGACAAAGGTAATCCCAATGCAGACAAGCTCCGTGCTGCTGTAAAGAAGATGCTGTCTGATCCAGAAGCAATGAAAGCAATCATTGCAGACGGTGGTGATTACGAATGGCTAGTCGGTGACGAAATGGCCAAGGCTGTTGACATTATCCGCAAGCAAATCACTGAGAAGAATCTAAACACACTCTACATCTTTACTGATCAAGGTATGGGTATCAAGAGCGAGTTTAAGAAAGAATTGATCAGCAAGTGAGAGATCACGTCTGGTATATCAAGTGGGCCAGCGCCGCAACAATATTAGTTGCAATGGTATTTCATGTTGCAGGGTGGACACCTTGGAACAGTATGCTACAGCTAATAGGCGCTGGCGGATGGACCTATGTAGGTTTCAAGTGGAAGGAAAAGGCAATCATTACTAATTTCCTTCCACAGTATCTTATTATTATTCCTGGATTAATTTATTACTTCTTTATACGATGAGAAAGAAGTATGTAGTCAGCACCAAGCATATGTGATGTATTGCCTGGTCTGCACCTATACAGTTCCAAAATGCGTTGACTTCACCACGCTTTTGATATTCAGCATTAAGTCTGCTGGTAGTGAAATCTGTAAACCAATGCAGTATGCCGTTGGTCAATATCCATACAATAAAGTACTCCATAGGCCAGTACCATACAGTGAATATAGCCAACACTGTGGTATAGGTTACCACATGGGCTGTTAACCAAAATACACTGTAACTTTTTCTGGTTGCCATCTTTTCACTTTGGAATACAAAGTCTGCAACATAATGTGCAACAATTAATGTTAATAAAAATTCAACGCCTATCATTGTTCTACTCTCACTGCTTTAATCATTTGTCTGCGGGCGATATTATCAATTACTTCTTTTTTATTATAATACACAAGATTAGCCACAGGCAATATAGCAGCTGGCGTTAAACGCTTGTCCATGTATTCGTATCCTTTTGATTTAAAGAAATTTTCATTTTGTTTATAATACTGCCAAATTTCTTTAACCATTGTATCTTTTTCCGCACGAGCATCGTCAGTAAATGTTACAGCAAAATCTGCACTGAAATAGTCAAAAGGTTTAAATGCATCGTCGTGGATATATTTGTCATTGTCGTGCCACAAGTCAGTTAGTGTTTTGCCAATTTCTACATAGTTGAGATACACTGTGCCAAATGTTCTATAAGGTGTAAACAAATCATAATCATTAGATTCTAATTTACATACCTTAGGCAAACCGTAATAAGTGACAACAAATCTTTTTTTACTGGTTACTGCACTTTCGCAACGGTGCACATAAATGTTTAACATAGCCAGTGCTTGTTGAACATACGGCGGACAACTATTCCAAAAATCAGTGTTCTGTTGATCTAGCAAGCCGTGATATTCTTCGAATATATGATGTAGATAATTTAGAGTGTCTTGATCATCGACCGATTCTAATCTGCGATCGATAATTGATTTATGACTGTTGATTTGATCTATACAATTATTAATAAGAGCAAGTGCTTTTTCTTGCTCAACTTTAGGTAAATCAAATCCGTAAAATCTCAAAGGATCATCTATGACATAGTTTAGTTTTTGAGCAATCAGAATCAAATCTAACCAACGTCGGGCGATTGCAGTGTCTAATACTTCAAATTCTAAAGTATAAACATCATCGTGATCAAATGGATCGCAACAATCAATAAACAGCTTGCTCATACTTTAATTTAGCACAAATTTAGCACCTGTCAACAAAAAGCCTTGACTGGGTTATCTTAGATAAGTTAAAATAACAAAACTGTTGGAGAGACCAATGAAGATACTAGATGAACGAATTGGTGAAGACGAAGTTAAAGATATAGTGGACATCTGTATGGAAGATGTATTGGACTACTTAGGCGAAGACTTCAATTTGACTGCCCAACAAGAGAATTTTTTACACAATCAGCTATATACTGTTATAGGTCGTTTCTTCGGTCTACCCACAGACGGTTTAAGCAAATGAACACAATAGCTGGCATAGTCATTGCAGGCCTGTCTTTTTTAGCAATGCTGGTTGTTGGCTTCCATGCCGTAGATGATTTGCTGCAAGCAGGTAACTGGATTGCAGCATTTTTTATGACTGCAATGATCACAAGCCTAACTGCTGTAACCACCCCGCTACTTTATTACTTCACAAAACATTTCAGGGAATTTAAATGACCAACTATTCAATTGAAACAATGAAGCGTTATGCTTTTGAACACGAAGTTTTGAATAAACTTAACATTGCAAAGCAAACTCAAGATCCTAAAGAAAAAGAAAAGACGCAAATTGTAATTGAATATTTAGAATCCCGTATTAAACACATTAAAGAAGTTCACAAGTAATTAACCAAAACGCCAAACTTTATTAAATGGTCGTTGTAACCCAACTGCATACTTGTGACCGCAGTTGGTTTTAATCATATCTGGGCTGTAACAATATAAAATACATAGGATAGAAAACAGTTCTACCCTACGATAATGAAACAGTCCAGACTGGTTACTGCTTACGCTTACTAGCTTTGTTAGCATCAATCACCGCATCTGCCATAGCCATGGCAATCTTGCGTTCGAGGAATTTATGTTTAGGTTCCATATAGCGTTCGCTCTTGCCCCAACCCAATACCATAAGCGCAAGGATTGGCCACAGCACTGCTACCGCAGCACAAGCCCCTCCTACGAAAGTCCAATACATCTGATAGTTACTGCAGGCATTAGCTGGTGAAAACATTATTTTTTTACTCCAAGTTGTTCTTTAATTTTATTTCGATATTCTTCGACTAGAAAATAATAAGGAGTATCTCGAGTATTCATTAATGGAGTTTTATTATATAGTGCGATATGCAACGCTAATGCATGTGCTTCTCTGCTTTTGCTAGCAAAGCTATCACACACTCCTTCATATTTTCCGTCTAAATCGTGCCTTCTAAACCATATCTCAAAGTCAGACATGTTTAAATTGCGTCTATTTGCAATTTCAAAAATTTTACCACTGTGATTAGTTTTTCTGCCTCGCCAATCTGCTTCAAACATTTTTAATCTTTTTAAGACACTTGCAGAACTTTCTCCTATATAAATCCCATTTGTTTGAAAAAACATAGTATCTTTATCATCTCGCCACTTTATATAATATAAACCAGGCCAGTCTAAAATTTCCCAATTGTCTCGTATTGTATAACAAGACAACGGGCCTATTCTTTGCCAATGTTGGAAAATATCAAAGTGTTTCTTTATGTCAAAAGATTCTAAGACATTGTAAAGATTTGATCTTACGATATTAGGCATAGACAATAATCGGTCTACGTCTTGTTGAGTTGTTACCTGAACATGTAATTCTAATATGGTACCTTGGGTTGTCATATCATCTCTCCGTTGATTTTCATCCTAACATCAATTCACTAAAGCTAAGAACGCGATGAACACTAACCATCCCCATCCATCTTTGCCTGAGATCATAACTGTAGCTGCCGCAGCGATTGCCGCGACAGCTACTATAACATGGAACATTCTAGTAGACATTAGAAGTCACCGGGCGCAACCTGCAGAACACGAATGCCCTCTGCACGAATTGCATCAACGACTTGCGTACGGTCATCAACCCACAAGAAAGGCTCTCCCCACTGCTCACGGATTTGTTGCAGCAGCTCAACCTTAACGATTGAATCCTTCCTGTAGTCCTTGGCCTTACGCATGAACAATGCTGCACTGTAAATGGCATTGTCCCGAAGCCACTGTTCAGTTACAGCACGGGTTTCTTCTCCCCGTCCAGAACAGAGGATAATGGTTGCACCAGCATCCAAGAAGCTGTTGAGCATCCATTTGATATCCTCATTAACAGTGTCATTAGTCATGCCAGCGTTCCACGCCGCCCAGTTCTTAGGACGGCTGGCAACGAACTGGCGCCGGTGCTCAACATTAGCAAGCGTGCCGTCGATATCAAAAACGATAATCTTTGTCATAGTGTTATCCCCATCTTAGTGAAAATAGCAACAACTCTTCTTCAGGTATAGTATTCTTAAATACTACATATAACTCTTTATTAGTAGTTTTACCGGTCATAGTTATAAAATATTTTTTAATTTTATTATTTTTTAAATATTTTTCAAATGAATTCTTTTTAGGAAAAGAATAGAGGCCAAAACGGTCCTGTTCCTGCCGTAGTTCTAAAAATCTATCAAAAGAAAATTTAACTTTAATAGTTTTATCCTGTGTCATGCAGCCCTCCCTTGGCGTTTGCGGAGATAATCATAGCGGTCCAAGTAAGCATCACGCTCACACAGGAGTTTGCTGACATAAGGATTTTCAAAAACCTCACGTCCGCTAAGTGCCTCCATAAGAGCTTCTTCTTGCCAAATTTTCAGCGTCTGGCGGATATCCGCAAGTGCCAATTCCACGTCCCACAAGGTCTTAGCTTGGTTAGCCTTGTTACGGAATGTTTCAACCATTTGGGTATAGGTCATTGCGCTTGCTCCTTGTGTTTGGGCTTACGGACATACGAGCCCTTGCCCTTTTGGGCACGAACTACTTGGGGACGATAACGAGCGTCTCTAAGATTTTTGGCAGCTAAGTTACGCATCGTTACCTCCCTTTCCATACTGTTATAATAGCACGGACTGCTATACTGTCAACCGATATTTGGCAGAATAAAGCCCTTTCCATCCTCTGGATTAACCCAAGCAACAGGTTCCCCATTTAGAAAGAAAACAGTTGCGTCCAAAGTAGCCAATTGAATATCAATTTGGCTAAATTCTATGTCCAAAGTTTCCTCTACAGTGGCTAGAAAATCTTCCACAGCATATAACCATTCGGACCAATCGTCGATACACTCAACTTCGCAGTTAGCGGTATGTGTACGAGAAAACATTTCAGCTTGGTTAACTAACGTAGCGTTAGCATCACTGTAAATTTGAACTTGCATGTGATATCTCCTTATGCGGCTTGCTTGGAACGCTTCTTCTTACGCTTGCGGAACTTGGGCGTGGACTCAAACAAATCCATGAGCCCCTCGACGAAGCGCGGATCATCTGCATACCCTGCTACGACCAATTGGAATACAGGGTGCCCTTCCTCAAACAAGAAGCTGAGCCCATCATCATAGTGGTAGTACCCAACTAGCTTTTTACCAAACGGAAACTTGTAGATAACCTCGGCTGAAGGAGTGTCCCCTTGCTCGCGATATTTGGCATGCTTTGCACGAGCCTGCTTGATCAGGAAGTCCCTTGCTTTGATTAGCGTACGGCAGGTATTCATATCATAGAACTTGGTGGAAATTACTTCCGGTTCGTTACATTGATCCCCGGAAAACACTTCGACGAGAACTACACGCTTGGACATAGCTAAGCTCCTTTGTTAAGCCCTATAATGCATAATAGCATGAATAAGCTATACGTCAACCATTTTATAGTGGGTTACGCTACGCATAGCTTACGCAGCGTAACCTTACTAAGTTACTGAGAAATTTGCACTTTTTTAGCTGCTTTTAGCACAGTAATGGCAGTTTTTTGGTCAAAATTACGGTGCTTTTCCCAATGTGCTACTTTACGTTCCGCTACTTGCATTAACTGCACAATAGTAAAACGGTCATTGAAACTTGCTGTTTGCAGTAGTTTAGTAAGATCTAGCAAGTTTATTTTATGCTGCAACCAGTAACGAGTAGCATCTTGCTTATCATATGCTGTTTTATACTTGCTGTTGCTAGTATTAGTGGAAGCATAGATAGCTTTAAAACGTGCTAAAGACATGCTGCAACTCCATGTTTTTGCTGATAACTTAACATAACATAACCCTGCTATATGTCAACCGTTTTATACCCCTTACGTTGGGTAAAGTGTTGCAAATATACAACGCCAAATAATGGTTGACGCTATGGGGTTTCATGCTATTATGCATTATAGGGAATGAGGAACAAGCGCATGATTAAAGACATCAAAACAGGCGACCGCGTGCGTTGGGAAAGTGCCGCTGGCACGATCCGGGGCGAAATTGCCAACATCCAATTGGCACGCAATGCTGCCGGTGACCTTATTCCGTGGTTGGGTGTAGAGTATATCCAAAACAACCGCACCTGCTATGTTTCACTCTGCGGTTTGGAAAGCTACCTGCAGATGATGAAGTTCAAAGTGCTGTTCCGCGATAAGTAACAGTATGAAGCCAAGTGACACTATTCTAGCCGCAATCCAAGATCCCGTTTGGGAAATCAAGGACATTAAACCACATCCTATTGGTGTACAATTCAGCATCCGAGGAACAAGTTGGCGCGGCAAGAGCACCATTACAGAAAATGATGCGGGACTGTATAATGTCCGTTTCTTCATTGCAGGCACAAAGAAGCCTGTTATCGAGGATACTACCATACCCAATGTTGCTTTGGACAATCTCAAAAATACCATAAGCCAAAAAGTCGGTTGACATAATCTAACTTCGTGCTACTATATAAACGTAACAGGAGATCAGACTCATGGCTAAAAGCCTTTTGAGTGTTAAAAAGAAAAAGGCTGCACCGCGCAAGCCAAAGTTTATGGACGAGAAATACACAGGCGCAGAGCCTACGTGGACTGGCGCCAGTGCTTGGAGCGAAGAGCGACGCCGTAAAGAAATCCGCCAAGGCTTCTACTTTTACAATTATTATATGAACGCTGGGGACATGCGAAAGTATGTGGACCAGTTGGGCAAGCATGTTTACAAGTGGAGCAAGGAAGAGCTCAAAGCGTGGGCCGAAGTTGAAGACAGCCGTGTGGGTATTACAATAGGCAGCTTTGCCAAAATGACACTGGATGGTGCTCCGCTTAGCCAGTATGATTGTGAATTCTGCACCAACAGAATTAAAGAGCTTATGGAATATGGCAAGGCTAAGCTGGCTGAGAAGCAGGCTAACGAGCCCAAGCTGGCTGTGAAGCGCACAGTGCAAGACCATATGAACGACAAGTTTGCTGACATTGTTGGCGAGATTGAAGCAATGTATGATGCAATGCTCCGTGGGGAAGATGCTCGCGACTTTGTCACATTCTTCCGTGAAGTCAATATGCCACAGCAGTTCGTCAGCCGTGTGCAGGCTTACTATGAGCCTATTCGTCAAGAGCTTGTTGAAAGCCAAGAGAAGAAAGCAGAAGAGCAGCTCAAAGAGGGCTACCGTTGGGTGGACAAGCCTATCTTCAAGCGCATTGATGCTTGGTATGCCCAACTGTTTGATGCACTAAAGACCTACGGCAAGGTCAAGAGCGCAACCCGTAAGGTGCGTAAAGCCCGTCCAGTTAGCAAGGAAAAACTGGTTAAGAAGGTTAAGTATTGTGTTGAGGACAAGAGTCTCAACATTGTGTCTGTAAATCCAGTGGACATTATTGGCGCTCATACTGTTTGGGTTTACAACATCAAAACCCGCAAGTTGGGCAAGTATGTTGCGGACAGTGGTGCACAGATACTGGGCATTAAGGGCAGTGCTATTATTGGCTATCACGATAAGAGCAGCATTGCTAAGACGCTACGCAAGCCAGCAGAGCAGCTAAAAGCATTTGGTGATGCGGGTAAGGTTGTGCTACGCACCTTCCTTGAGGACATTAAGGCAGTGCCCGTGCAGCTGAATGGACGTCTAAGCAAGGACGTAGTAATCCTAAAAGCTATCAAGTAAAAGGTGCTGTCATCGCAATAAATACTTTGCGATGACAGTTACTCAGCTAAAACAAGAAATCTTTGATTATGTTCACTACAGTCTCGGTGGAGACATGGTAGATGTTGAACTCGACCCAGCACACTATGAGCAGGCCTATAAACAGTCCCTCATCCGTTACCGTCAACGAAGCGCCAACGCATTAGAAGACAGCTATAGCTTCCTTGAGCTAGAGAAAGACGTTAACGAGTATTACCTTCCAGAAGAAGTAATAACAGTGCGCCAAATATTCAAGCGCAACATAGGTGCCAACAGCGGAACAAGTTCACAGTATGAACCATTCGAAGCAGGCTTCGTAAACTTCTACATGATCCAAAGCGGTCGTGTTGGTGGCTTAGCAACTTACTATATGTACAGCAGCTACCTAGAAGAAGCAGCCCGTATGTTTGGTGGTTTCTTGAACTACAATTACAATCGTGTAAGCAAGAAGCTGACTATTATGCGCCGGCCCCGTGCAGATGCTGAGACTGTATTGTTATGGACACATAACTATAAACCAGACTTCACTATCCTACAAGACCCATATGCCCTACCTTGGGTGCGTGATTACACCTTAGCATTGTGTAAGCGCAGCATTGGTGAAGCTCGTGAAAAGTTTGGCAACTTACCAGGACCACAAGGCGGTACACAGTTAAATGGTACTGCTCTCAAAGGCGAAGCACAGGCAATGATTGAACGACTGGAAGAAGAACTAAAGAACTATGTGGACGGTCAAGACCCAATGTGGTTTGTGATCGGATAATTTGACTTTTAATCTTTAACGGTGTATAATTAAATCATGATTATCGGGATATGCGGACTTATAGGCAGCGGCAAAGGCACTGTTGCGGATCATCTTGTTGATAGATACGGCTTTCAAAAAGTTAGCTTTGCTGATGCACTTAAAGATGCCACAGCACAGATGTTTGAATGGCCACGTGAACTGTTGGAAGGTGACACTGTGGAAAGCCGTGAATGGCGAGAAACTCCTGACGAGTTTTGGTCAAGCGAACTGGGCTACACAGTTACTCCACGCTTTGTGCTACAAAAGTTTGGCACAGAGTGTATGCGTGTGGGTTTTTATGATGGTGTATGGGTCAGCATTGTCAAGCGCAAGATACTAAACAATCCTACAGTTAATTGGGTTATACCTGACACTCGTTTCCCTAACGAAATTAAAATGATCAACAGCATTAATGGCCAAGTGTGGCGTGTGAAACGCGGCGAAGATCCTGCATGGATGCAAAGGTATGTACAGTATGGAATTGAACCTGTAGACATACACAGCAGCGAATGGTCGTGGGCTAAAGAACCGTTCAATCAAGTGATTGAAAACGACAGCGATCTAAAAACTTTATACAAAAAAGTTAAACAAATATTGAATTAACTACCTATATAACCCTGCAAAACCGCCTATTTTATAAGAATCCGCTAAATATTGATAACCCAACAAAGGATAATAAAATATGGCTAAAACTCTTGTATCCCCTGGCGTTAGTGTAGAAGTTATTAACGAAAGCTTCTATGCACCTAGCGGCCCAGGTACAGTTCCTTTCATCGTTATCGCAACACAGGAAAACAAAGTCAACCCAAGCAACTCAATTGCTGAAGGTACACTTAAAGAAAATGCTGGTACTGTATATTCAATCGCTAGCAAGCGTGAACTACTAAACACTTTTGGTACTCCTGTGTTTCCAAAGACTGCAAGTGGCGCTGCAATTTTTGCAAGTGAAATTGCAGAATACGGTCTTCTTGCTGCACACAGCGTACTAGACATTTCAAGCCGCGCATATGTAATGCGTGCTGACATTGATTTAGGCGAATTAGTAGCAACATCTACACCTCCAACAGGTGTGCCTGATGGCGGTACACTATGGTTAAACACTGGTACTACCAGCTGGGGTGTGTTCGAATGGAGTGCAGAAACACAAACATTCAATAAAATTACACCTCGTGTAATCACTAGCACAGACAATATTGCTGGCGGAGTTCCGCTACCAAGCATTGGAACAATTGGCGAATACGCCATTGTAGCAACAAATGCAAACAATCCATTGTATTATAAAGCACCTTCAAATCAATGGATACTAGTAGGTAGCTCAGGTGCATCAAACAGCTGGCAAACTAGTGTTCCAGCATTAGCAAGTCAAAATTCTAACCCAACACTAATCGCAGGTAACAGCATTAGAATTAATACTGTTCCAGTAACATTTACAGGAACAACGGTTGCAACACTAGCTTCTGACATTAACAATGCTGCAATTACAGGTGTAACAGCTGAAGCAAGCAACGGATACCTATACATCTACGTCAGAACTGCTGCATGCAGTGATGGCAGCACACAAGACGGAAAAATGGCAATCAGCAACATAAGCGGTACACCATTAACAGCTCTAGGTATTCTAGCAGGATCATATGCATCACCTGCTGTTACATTAGCTCCACACACTGCTGTTCCACAATGGAAGAGCTTCGACGCTACTCCACGTCCAACTGGTTCAGTTTGGATCAAAACATCAGCTGTTGCTAACGGCGCTGCATTGAATGTGTACAAGTACAGCACATCAACTGCAAAATGGGTATTGCAGCCAGCACCATTGTATTCAAACGATGCAACTGCTAACAGATTCCTTGATCCAACTAGAGGCGGATTAGGTATTACTTTAGGAACACTTTATGTAGCTTACGATGTGAACGAAAATAACACAGTTACATATAAAGTTTTCGAAAGAAGCAGCACAGCGACTACTAGAGCTACTGGTGATTCAGAACCTACTGTTGTAATCGGTGAAGAGTTTGAAATTTACTCAAGCATTAAAGGTTCAAGCACAATGGACGGACCTTACACTGTAACAATGACAGGCACTGATGCAACAACATTTGTTGAAGATGTTCTAGCAGCAAGTATTCCAAATGTTAATGCATACGTTGACGTAAACGGTGCTCCTGTTATCGAGCATGTGCTAGGCGGCGTAATGTATCTTGAAGATACTAGCGGTAGCCCACTTGCTGACGTAGGAATCACAACAAGTTCAGATTTCTGCCGTGCAGGTCCTAACGGAAGAATTATAGTAAGCAACTGGGCAGTAGCAGACTACAGTGCAAGTGCTATCGCTCCAGTAAACAGTCCACCAGAAGGCACACTATGGTATTTCGGTAATCCTCTAGAAGCAGACATCATGATTCATGATGGAAACAGCTGGAGAGGATATAAGGATTGGAACCCAGGTGAAACAGATTCTCGTGGTTTTGATCTAACTGCAACTGATCCTAGTGGACCAATCATTTCTACAACTGCACCAACACAGCAAACAGATGCAACTGCACTTGTTTATGGCGATCTATGGATTGATTCAAGCGATCTTGAAAACTATCCTAAGATTTATCGCTGGGAAGTTGTAAGCGGTGAAGACAAGTGGGTAGCTATTGATACTGCAAACGTAACCGGTGAAAATGGTATCATTTTCGCAGACGCACGTTGGGACACTGATGGTACAGTTGATCCAGTACTAGATGCAAAGCCATCAATCGTTTCTATGCAGACAAGCAGTTATGTTGATCTAGATGCTCCAGACGCAAGCATTTATCCACGCGGTATTCTACTGTTCAACACTCGACGCAGCAGCTATAATGTAAAAGAATTTAAGAAGAATTATTTCAACTTAACTAACTTCCCATTAGAAGCTATGCCAACAAATACAGATGCATGGGTAACTGCTAGCGGTAATCAATCAAATGGTGTTCCGTACTTCGGTCGTAAAGCAGTTAGACACATGATTGTTAATGCAATGCAGGCAGCTATCGATGTTAGTGAAGAAATTCGTGAAGATTCAAGATACTTTAACTTGATTACTGCTCCGGGTTATTCAGAACTAATTCCAAACATGCTAGCACTTAACGCTTCTCGTCGTTATCAGGCATTTGTTATAGGTGATACACCAATGGGACTAGCTAGCGATGCAACAAGTATCGATAACTATGTTACTAATTCTAACAGTGAACTTGCAGATTCTGAGAAGTCATTAGTAACTGCTGATCCATACCTAGCAGTTTATT